TCAGTAGTGGAAACGGGTACCTTGCCAACCTTTTTATTGCGGCTTTTTAGTGTTAAGTGTGCGCGGTATGTCATTTGTTCTCTCTCTCTCTGTTGTTGTCTGTCAACGTTGCTATTATAATTATATCAATATAATATTAGTCAACTCTTTTTTAAAAAAAATTGACATAGGTTAAAAAAATGGCAGAAAACCGCGAGATTTCACCTACACTTTTACGCCTTACTAGATCCACAAAAGACGCTTTGCGCGATGAATTGCAGCGTAGTAGTCACCGGAGTATGTCGGCATTGGCCGATGATATATTGTCGCGCGAACTATCGCGACGTCGTGAGGAAAGCGCCTCAGGGGTCGACCGAATGCTAGCAGCAGCGCGGAAAGTAGGCGCATGAAACCGGGCGGCGGTAGATCTAAAGGTGCCGCGTTTGAGCGCGAGGTTGCATCAATGCTATATGATAGGCTCGGGATCAAATTTCGACGCGAATTGACGCAATATCAGATATCAGGACTAGGTGACCTGGTACCAATAGATGACGCTCCAGATTGGCCGTTTGTGATTGAGTGTAAGCGTTACAAAGAGGGATCTATTCGCCCGGAATGGTGGGGGCAGGTAATCACAGCCGCAAGAAAAGTCGAACTGTTTCCGGCGCTTATTGTGCGATTTGATCGGCGGGAAATTGTTTGTAGGATACCGATTGACGCCTTTGAAAAGATGGTTGGCGGACCTTATAGGCACGGGTTTCATCGTTCTTGTGACGTCGATTTTTCGACTTTTTGTTACTTAACCCGCGAATTGCTAGCAGCGTCACATAAAGAGCGTATAAAACGCGAAAATCAGGACTGTATTACATAGGGATTGAGGAAAAGGTAGGAAAATCAAGGGTTTATGAGATGCTAGGATTTTAGATACAAATAACGTATAAAATACCACGACAAAGGCGCGGATATAATACAGGTATCCCCCCCCTATAGGGGGGATACTGTACTATATGCCAGCCAGTATGAAAGATGACTAAATGAATGGAACTAAAAAAAGACGCCCAAAACCACACGGCGGTATAGAAAGACATATTCACCGGAGTGGCGACAATCGGAGCTATGATAAAATCCAAAGCGCTTTAATCGAGCTTGATAAGGTCGCGGCTGATTGCGAACGGCGTTGGGGTATAGATCGCTTGCCCCTTTTGGTTGATGAAGACTTGCGGCTTAAGTTTTGGGCGCAGCAGGATAAACTTGACCAGGCCATATTAGAAAATGACGCGGAAGCCGTGAAAAAAGAGGCCGAAATTATGGCGAGGGGCTGGATGGCTCTAGAACGCGCTGCAAAGGCCACGGGAGCGCGAGAGACTACCGGCGACGGGTACGAGGCCATAATTGATGACAAGCGTACTCTGCGCGTATGTATGAGCCACGAGGAAGCATCTAAAGCACAAAGAGACAACCCGGATCTTATTGTGGCAAGTGTTCAAGAGGTTGCCGGACTGTGGCGGCTATGGGAAGGCGCTCCGATGATTGAAAAATGCAAAGAGGCGTTCCCTGATGCTCAGATCATAAAGACAAGCAAGCAAAGGCTAGATGATGAAATCCCGTTTTGAAGACGTTGAAATTAAGCGCCAATGGTCAATTTTACCTGTTAGGGCGTTACTTGATCGCCAGTTAAAAGAACGTGAATTAAGGGTTTTAGCTGCCGTTTGTATCTTCACGAACTCATATGGCGTTTGCTGGCCTGGCGTTGCAACGCTCGCCGCTATTATAAATTGCGACAAAGCGACGATATCGAGGGCGCTTGGTCGACTAGTCAAAAAGGGTTACGTGCGACGATTAGAGCCGAAGGATTTTCAAATGGACTATGCTAAATTCGGCAAGATAGCACGTTATCAAGTCCTATATAGTGAGGACACACCAGTTCCGACGTGGGAGGAAGTGCAATCAAGTCTTATACTTGCACCAGAGACACCAGAGACTAAAGCGCAACTAGATGATATGGGGTCTGGGGTAAACAATGCGCTTGTATCTCTCTCGCACTCTCTCGCTCACGCGTACGCCGCCGCGATCACTCGCACGACTGGCCAAACAAGAATAATCGAGAACGAGATAAACCACGCCCGGCGACTAGCAGAGCAAGGCGCTACTGTGGAGCAAGTAACTAAGGCAACCGAGGCGCTTGCTAGGCAATGGTTGGCAGAACGGCGCGGGGTACCATCTCTATATGACGTTTCAGGGTCGCTTGTACCATGAACCAATGGACGTTTGCACGAGTACAGCACCAGGATACAAGGGGTCCGACGTTGGGCCGCGATCTAAAAAGAGCGACCCCTTGCCCCCGCCCCCGTCTATATCGATATGGGGGTATCGCACAAAATTTTCGCCCGATTTCAGGGCGACACGGACTTTGCAGCGAGCAAAGATAACAGCCAGAAACAAGGAGAAAAGATATGGCTTTAGGATTCAACACATCATCAGCACCAGTGGGCGACATATTGCCGACGATTCGCTTTGACGCCAAAGCAGGCGATCTATTGCGGGTGGATCGGACGCAAGATGCAATGGGAGACTGGCAGACGAATATTCAGGATATGCTTCTTCCCCAAGAGATCGTGTTCGATTTTGAGAATATGGAAGTGGGATATATGCACTTCGAGAAAGGGCAAGCACCTAGTTTCGCTATGGTTAAGGTCGGTGGGCCAATGCCAGAGCGACCTTCAGAGAACCATAATCAGGGCTTTCGTATTCGCGTAGCAAATAGCGATTTGGGTCTTCGAGAGTTCTGCGGGAATAGTAAGACATTGCTTGGAGCTATGGACAAGCTGCATGATGAATATGTTGCTGAGTCTCGCAATAACCCAGGCAAGATGGCTCTTGTGAGTGTTGATGGCACGAACACTGTTGAGGTGAACACGCCGAAAGGGACACTGCGGTTCAAGGCACCAGAATGGCGTATCGCTGGTTGGGTAGACGCACCGTCTGAATTTGATGGTGGATCTGCTGAAGCGCCAGCGCAGAGTGACGAAGAACCATTATTCTAGGTGTAACGGCGGCGGGGTGTGATGCCCCGCCGTAACAACAGGGTGAGAAAATGACAATAGGTCAATATATGTTGGATGTCGCCAAACATTATTGGGGCGAACCGACGAAAGTAGGACATGAGGAAATATTTTGGGGCAGTCACAATGGCCGCAAGATACATGCGAAACGTGGCACATGGTTTGATTTTGAGGAGAATACTGGCGGTGGCGTGATTGACTTGATACGCCATAAGGAAGGCGCAATGTTGAAGCCTATGCCTCAGTTTCTTCAGGACACGTTTGGTATTAATAGTGAGTTAGAGAGGCAGCTAAAGCCAAAGGAATATCTGGCGAAGGCTTATGATTATTGCGATGAGTATGGGTCTGTCTCGTATCAGGTACAACGGTTTGAGCCTAAACGCTTTATCCAGCGATCTTACGTTGATGGATCTTGGAAAGAGGGGCGTGGCGCTATGGATGATGTTATGCCACTGCCTTACCACTTGCCTGAGATCATTGATAGCGGTGATCGCGTTGTGTTTATTGTGGAAGGTGAGAAGTGCGTCGAGGCGTTACGCGAGTACAAATGTATTGCGACTTGTAATCACGGTGGCGCGAATAACTGGAAACCCGCATTGAACCCGTGGTTTGGGAATAAGAATGTTGTGTTGTTGCCGGACAATGATGAGGCGGGTAGTCGTCATGCGGATAAGGTAGCTGCGAATATTGGTGGCTTAGTCGCTAGTATTAAGCGTATCGATCTTCCGGGGCTACCGCCGAAAGGTGATATCTGCGATTGGTTGAAAGCTGGCAATACGATGGCGCTATTGAAGCAGTTAGTTGATGCGGCTCCTGAGTATGTTGTGCCAGAGGTAGACCCAGAGCCAGAGGAAACTGAGGAAGATGTGTTCGAGCTATACACGTTGCGCGAGCTTCGTGCGATGCCGCCGATAGATTGGGTGGTTGAAGGCTTGCTAACGCGGCACGGGTTTAGTGTTTTGTATGGCGAACCAGGGTCGGGTAAATCCTTTGCGGCTTTGGACATAGCATTGTCTGTGGCAAATGGTTTGCCGTGGCAAGGTAAATATCCAACGACGCAAGGTAGTGTTCTTTATATCGCGGGTGAAGGTGTCGGCGGTTTAGGCAAACGCATTAAAGGTTGGGAAGCCTGGAACGGGCTAATGGGCGTCGATGCGCCGTTCTATGTTTTGCCGACCGCTGTTCGTTTTCGTGAGCATGAAGAGGTGCAAAAGTTAGCGCGTACTATTGATAGCTTGAAACAAAATTTCTCGCTGGTCATTGTGGACACAGTAGCGCGTGCTTTGCTTGGTGGCGATGAGAATAGTGCGACGGACATGGGTCTGTTTATTGACGCCTGTGATTATATCAAGAAGTACGCGAATTGTGCGTTACTGGCGATACATCATAGTGGTAAGGATGTCGCTCGTGGCTTGCGTGGTAGCACGGCATTACTTGGTGGTGTTGATGCGTCTATTAGGGTCAAGCATGACAATAACCAAATGGATATGCAAGTCGAGAAGCAAAAGGACGCAGAACCCGTACAGGATTTGGTACTGGATATGATTGAGGTTGCCATGATTGATGATGGCACGATTGTTTTACAGTTAAGTGAGGATGATAAATGTCAGATAGAAAAGTTACCGGAAACACAAAAGCTCGCGTGGGATGCTTTGATTAATGGTATACTCGATGCACAGAGCAGGGATACTTCGGTTAAAAAGATTAGTACGGAGAAATGGAATGAAGCGCACAAAAGTAAGTGTCCAAACGAGACTCCGCAGAAACGTGCTTACGCAAGAAACGCACTTCAAAATAGAAGACTCGTTTATCTCGAAGGTGGAAAAGTCTGGCCTGACTATGAAAAGATGGAAAAAGTGCGAGGAATGTGATGGACAAGGAACAACAGAATACACCACCGTCTACGGCGGATATTATCGAAATGGACAGTACCAAACGTATTCCGTTGGGGAATATGAGTGCGAGTCATGCGGAGGTAGAGGAGAGGTTGAAAATGAAAACTGGGACGGAGAACACGAGGACGCAATCTCTACAGATAATTAATCATCTACTGAATGACCGTGGTGCTGATTATGGAGATGCAATCGATAACTTTGAACGCATCGCTATTATTTGGACGGCGATTTTTGGTATTCCTGTTACACGCGCACAAGTGGCTCTTTGTATGGCGGGGGTCAAAATGGCGCGACTTGTTGAAACGCCTGAACATGATGATAGCTGGTTGGATCTATCCGGCTATGGAATCTTAGGGAGAGAGGTATATGAGCGACCGGAAACTGACAGTTAGAGAAGCGCGTGCCGTTCTTGCCTCAGAGGATGAGGACCGCAAGCGTGCTGTTATTGATGAACTGGAAGCTATTGGATCTGGTGAAATCACGGATGTGGTATCTTGGGATGAGATGGGTCGCGTGCAAGTGCGACCCTCAGACCAGCTATCTACACGCGCCAAGCGGTCGATTAAGAAAGTTAAGATTACGCCGACCGAGCATGGCAATAACATAGAGATCGAAATGCACGATAAATTGTCGGCATTAAGATTGCTTGCAAAACATCGCGGCTTGTTAGAACCTAATGCAGATGAACAAAGACCTAGCATGATTGGGATAAATGTTACGGGTCCAAAGACGACGACGTATGAGGTAGTCGATGATAAGGATGGGGAAGAATGACATCTTATGAATCTTTGATTTCTTTAACAGAGAAACAAAAGAAAAGATTTTGGTCATATTGTAAGAAAGGGGATGGCTGTTGGTCTTGGAAAAAGTCACATGATAAAAATGGTTACACCCGGTTTTATGCGAATAAAGCCAGTATACAGGGTTCTCGTGTTTCCTATTATTTGACTTATGGAAATTTAAAAAAGGATGATTGTGTCTGCCATACTTGTGACAATCCTGGTTGTGTTAATCCCGCACATTTATGGGTCGGATCTAAAGCTGAAAACAATAAAGATATGCGTGACAAGATGAGGCATGTTTATGGCGAATCATCTAAAAACGCAAAACTTACAATGGGTGATGTTATAGATATAAAGAGAAGACTTAAATATGGAGAAAGCGGATTATCTATATCTAAAGATTATCCGGTAAGTAATAAAACTATTTCTAACATTCTTCATGGGAAAAAGTGGGCGCATGTAAAACTGGAAGATGCTTTATGATAACAACAGAATCGATTAATGCGCGATACATAAGATGGTATCCAAAGCCGTTACAGTGTTATTATTGTGGCGAGTTCTCACATGGTCGTGCCTACGAGTTGATGCACACGGTTGTTTGCGGCTCATGTCAAGAGATTTGGTTTACGGTAGAACATTCGGACGATTATAATGTCGAGACAACCTCGCTCTCGTGATCGGTCGCCGCGTCGACGCAAGTCTAGTAACACTGACGCGCTGACTGGTCTGAACTTAGATTTCAGTGAAAGCCCAACAGTTTGGAAATTTCTGAACGACGACAGCTTTGTTCGCGGTCTTATGGGACCAGTCGGATCTGGTAAGACGTATGCTAGTCTTGCGGAAGTAATGTTGCGTGCAGTGGAGCAAGTACCATCGGCCGTTGATAACATACGTTACACGCGATTTGCTGTTATACGAAATAGCTATCCTGAATTACGGACGACCACGATAAAAACGTGGCAAGAGATATTCCCAGAAAATACTTGGGGTCAGATGCGTTGGTCTCCACCAATCACGCACCATATTCAGTTGCCGCCGCGTGATGGTGCGCCAGGATTAGATTGCGAAGTTATATTTCTTGCGTTGGATCAACCGCGTGACGTGCGTAAGCTATTGTCGCTAGAACTAACCGGCGGGTTTATTGA